GAAGCAACTGTGTTTGTATACGATGATCCTCATCAAGTATACGAGTGCCAAGCTGATGCAAGTCTGACTGACCTTGCAACCGCAACTGCTTTGATCCACTCAAATGCAGAAGGCACTGGCTTTGGTTCTGAAACTGCAAATGGTATCTCCGCAGGTGAGATTTCTGTTTCTACCGCAGGAGCCACCACTACTTCGGATAATTTCCGGATTGTGGGTATCAAGGATGTTCCTGGGATTGACTATGCTTCAGCAGGAGTGATCCTCCTAGTGAAGCTGAATATCCCGCATCATACTTCAACCACTGGCATCGCTTAAGGAGGACTAGAGATGGCTATTGCAAGATCCCAACTCCTCAAAGAACTAGAGCCAGGATTGAACGCTCTTTTCGGTATGGAGTATGACCGTTACGAAAACCAGCATACTGAAATCTTTGAAACCGAAACTTCGGATCGGGCTTTTGAAGAGGAAGTAATGCTTTCAGGATTCGGGGCTGCACCTGTCAAGGGTGAAGGCCAAGCAGTTTCATTCGATACTGCGAACGAATCGTTTACTGCTCGTTATACACACGAGACTATTGCACTCGCGTTTGCGATTACTGAGGAGGCCGTAGAGGATAACCTTTATGACCGCCTGAGCTCTCGTTATACTCGTGCGCTTGCTCGTTCGATGTCTAACACTAAGCAGGTGAAGGCCGCTGCTGTTCTTAACAACGCATTTGATAGCACCTTTGCTATCGGTGACGGCAAAGAGCTCTGCGCTACTGACCACCCCACAAATGGTGGTGGCACGTTCCGTAATGAGCTCAGCACCGCAGCAGACCTTAACGAAACATCACTTGAGCAGTCGTTGATTGATATCGCGGCGTTCATTGATGAGCGTGGTCTGAAAATCGCTGTGCAGGGTCGTAAGTTGATTATTCCTTCTGCGCTTCAGTTCGTTGCTGAGCGTCTGATGGCATCAACGATGCGTGTCGGTACCGCAGATAACGACATCAACGCTCTCCGCAACATGGGTATGTTGCCTGAGGGTTATGTTGTAAACAACTTCCTGACTGATACAGATGCGTTCTTTATCAAGACAGATGCACCCAATGGCTTCAAGCACTTTGAGCGAGCAGCTATCAGGACTTCTATGGAAGGCGACTTCGATACGGGTAACGTCCGCTATAAGGCTCGTGAGCGTTATAGCTTCGGTGTATCCGATCCTCGTTGTGTGTTTGGTTCTCCTGGAGCTTAAACTCAAAAACCTCCAAAGGGCGGCTTGCGAGCCGCCCTTTTTTTGTTTATAGTCTTTATATCCCTGACAGATCTGAAGTAGATCTGACATTAGCCACGACAGGAGAGAAACATGGCTACTACTACCTTTTCGGGACCAGTGCGTTCCAAAAGCGGTTTTAAAGTTATCAATGAAAGTGCGACTACAGGTGCGATTACAGAAACGGGTTTTTCTGTAAATGCCACGGGTCAGCTCATTTCTATGGGTACTCGCAAAATTCAATCTTTTGCAGGTACGCTTGCAGCAACTAATGCAGCTTCAACCGCGTATGCCGACGGCGATTGTCTTGTAGAACTAGGAACCCTGAATGTAGATGCACCTGATGATCTTGTTACACCTAGCAAGATTTTTATTCATCGTGCTCTTATTGGGATTACAACCGCTGCTGGTCAAACTCTTGCAGGTAACCTTGCTTTGAGTTCTACGAGTGGAACCGCAACAAATGCCGCTGTTTCAGGCACTGAGATTGTTGGTGCGGGTGTTACCTCATTTAACGAGCAGTTGAGCGCAACTCAGTCTATTACTGAGATTGATATCAACTTTAATGACACTGCTGGTAATTACCATATCTTTGTTCCGAACATTACCGCAGCCGTTGCAAACGTGCATCTGTATGCCAGAGCCACGACCACTGTAAACGCGGATGTCACAGCAGGAAGGTTCACAGTAGAGCTGGAATACTCCGTTTACTAATAGGAGATTGTTATGGCTGATGCAGTCACTTCACAAACTTTAATAGACGGTGTTAAAACCGCCGTCTTGAAGTTTACTAACATCTCTGATGGTTCCGGAGAAAGTGCGGTAGCAAAAGTAGATGTAAGCTCTCTTTCTGCTAATGATGTAGGTAAAACCTGCACGGGTGCTTCTATAGAAAAAATATGGTGGCAGTGCAATGGCATGAAGGTGCAGCTACTTTTTGATGCGACCTCAAATGTGATAGCTATTGAACTCGGTGAGAATCAAAGTGGTTATCATGACTACACTAGCTTCGGTGGCATAATCAACAACGCTGGGTCTGGTAAGACAGGAGATATTTTGTTTACCACTGTAGGCCACAGTTCTGCTGACAGTTATACGATTATCCTACAGGTGCGTAAGGAATATAACTAATGGCGACCACCAAAGATGTAAAAAGGAGCCCCTCTGGAAGATTGTCTTACAGAGGGGAGACTTTTTCTGGATATAACAAACCTAAAAAAACCCCAAATGGGCCTAAGAAGTCTGCTGTTCTAGCTAAAAAAGGCAATCAGGTAAAACTGGTGCGTTTTGGTGATCCGAATATGTCCATCAAAAAAGACCAACCCGGAAGGAGAAAGTCTTTCCGTGCAAGGCATAGATGTGATACCGCTAAGGATAAATTCAGCGCACGATACTGGTCCTGTAAGGCTTGGTAATGAAAGCAGATGATGTTCTAAAGCTGTTGGAAAAACATGAAGCAGATTGCAGCGAGCGATATGCAGAAATACAAAAACAGCTTGATAAATTAGATATGAGACTGTGGGGCATAGCTGTTTTGATTATAGCAGCGGCTGCAATCCCGAGGTTATTCTAATGGCTATGACGAGAGGCAATATGGCGCAACAAATTAAAAAAGCCCCTGCTTCTAGGAAAAAGCGTAAAAAGCCGAAAGTGCCAGCTAAGTATTTAGCTGGTCTTAGCTCTGCTGAGAAAGCTAAACGTAAAAAAGAGATAGAGCGTAATAGAAAGAAATCGCCTAGGGATCCTTCCGCGTATAAATTTTCTACAGACTTCACAAGCAGTGGAGCTAGAAGAAAGACTAAAGAGTCTAAATATACCAAGAAATTTAAAAAAGTATTTGGAGGCTCTACTCGTGGCAAGAAAAAAAGATCCTAAAGTTGGCACAGGGAAAAAACCAAAAGGATCAGGACGTAGGCTCTACACTGATGAGAACCCTAAAGACACAGTTAGAATTAAATTCGCTACTCCAGCAGATGCTCGAGCGACAGTCGCAAAAGTTAAGAAAATTAGAAAGCCTTTTGCAAGAAAAATACAAATCTTAACTGTTGGTGAACAACGAGCTAAGGTTATGGGTAAAGATAAAGTAGTTGATATTTTCAAAAAGGGCAAAGAGGCCTTGAGAAAAGAAAGGGGAAAGTGATGGCACTTAGCGCGTCGGTTGTGAAGTCTCTGGAAAAGAAAGCTGAAGCTGCTCGTAAAAAAGGAAAAAAAGTGACAACGGGGCAGCTAAAAAGAGTTTATAACAAAGGTCTAGCTGCTTATCGAACAGGCCACCGTCCGGGAACTTCCCCTAATCAGTGGGCTATGGCAAGAGTAAACAGCGTCCTCACCGGAGGTAAGGCAGCAAAAGTTGACGCTCACATTTTTGGCAAAGGCAAAAAACCGAAGCCAAAATCAAAGGCAAAGAAAAAAAGTAAAGCATGAGTTATCTAACAAGTAATATCCCTTACTTCAAATGTTGGGTAAGGAAGGAATATACTTGCAATCATGAAGACCACCACGGCGAGTTCCTTCATGCAATGGCTGTAGCAGTAACTACAATGCCAAACAGATGTTTGAGTTTTCAGGTGATTTTTACAGGTTGTGAGGCTGAAATTAACGATGAGCCGAACGTTCATGGCGGGGCCATGTGGGCTAGGATGCCCATAACAGCTTTAGTGGGGGATACCCCCTACGAGGAGTGGCCTGACCCCATGCCGGTACACGCGGCTCAACCGTGGGACTGTATGTCTCACACGCATGCTGTGTACAAGATTAACAGGGCTACGCCCTGCCCATGGATTGCTAAAATTGACGGAGAATTTTTCCCCGCGAAGTATTACTTTACAGTGGACTACACTGAGAGTGAGATAGCAGATGATCCGGCTCAACACAAACAAAGCCATGTGTTAGAGCTACTAGACGCTGGTCAGTGGACTGGAAATATCGTGGCTTTGCCTAATAATCGTGTAAGAGTCACGCATCCTGCTTGGTTTGAAACAGGCGAAGGCGCACCTGATTTCAAGCCTTCTCAACACATACACTATTCAAAGTCTGATTTAGATTATACAATGGACGTAAATCAGATTTTTGATAATCTCTACGCGGAAGAGGAAAACGAAGATGGCGATGAAGAAGAAGGGTAACGCCAATGGCGGTAAGAAGAAGCGCATGATGAAGTCCAAAGGTGGATCCATGGGCGGCAAAAAGCGCATGATGAAGTCTAAGGGTGGCGCAATGGGCGGCAAAAAACGCATGATGAAGTCCAAAGGCGGTGCTATGGGCGGTAAGCGCATGATGAAGTCCAAGGGTGGCGCAATGGGCGGCAAACGTAGAATGATGAACAAAGGCGGCGCAGTCGGTGGCAAAGTAAGCTCAAAAATGATCAAAGGGCCATACAGCTAAATGGCTCTATCAGGTTCAAATGATTTTGAGCTCGATGTAGCTGATTACGTCGAAGAGGCTTTTGAGCGGTGTGGCTTAGAGGTTCGTACAGGGTATGACCTTAAAACAGCCACCCGCTCCCTCAACCTCATGTTAGCTGATTGGGCTAATAGGGGCTTAAATCGTTGGACAATGACTCAAACGTCAACTACTTTGACGGCTGGCACTGCAAACTACAATTTGGGCATCGATACAATAGATATCCTCAGTGCTGTCATTCGCACAGGCACAGGAACCAACCAGTCAGATATTTCATTGAGTCGATTGAGCCGCGATGGATATTTGAGTATCACTAACAAAAACACCACTGGTAAACCTACGCAGTTTTATGTTGATAGACAAATCAACCCAATTGTAAAGCTATGGCCTACTCCGGACAGTGTGGAAACCTATACTTTAGTTTTTGATAGACTAACTAGAATGGATGATGCAGATAGTTCGTTAAATACTTTAGATGTGCCGTTCCGATTTTATCCGTGTCTGGCTGCTGGGTTGGCTTATTATATTGCTTTGAAGAAAGCTCCACAAAGAGTGCAAATATTAAAAGCTGTTTACGAAGAAGAGTTTGAAAGAGCAGCCTCAGAAGATAGAGACAGAGCCACACTCAGTCTGACCCCTAGCAGAGATTATTATACGTTTATCTCATGAAGTATGCGACAGGCAGAAAATCTTTAGCGATATGCGATAGATGTGGACAAAGGTACCGATACCTTAAGTTGCGTAAAGAGTGGACTGGTCTTAAAACTTGTCCAGATTGTTTTGAGCCAAAGCATCCTCAATTAGAGCCTAGCTCACCACCTTTTGAGCCACAAGTTTTGCATGAGCCGCGCATTGATGTTAAAGAAGACAATATACCTTTTACGGTTTATACAAATGTGGGTCTAGGTTTAATTGGAACTAAGCTGACTTCTTTCGAAGCCACTGGAAGTGTAGGCACGGTTACGGTGAGCACGTCATGAGCTATACTTACACAGAATTAAAAAACTCTATTAAAGATTATACCGAGAACCAAGAGTCTAGCTTTGTTTCTCATTTGTCAGATTTTATTAAATCAACAGAGCAACGCATTTTCACCACAGTAGATTTAGAATTTTTTCGTAAAAACGTGACTGGAAATACCAGTACGGGTAATCAATTTTTAGCTATGCCTACTGATTTCCTTGCCGCGTTTAGCTTGTCTATCACAAACTCAAGCAACAAAGTATTTCTTCAGCAAAAAGATGTGAATTATTTACAAGAATTTAATCCTGATAACAGCACAGGTATACCAAGATACTACGCTGTTTTTGATTATGAAAATTTCATATTGTCGCCTGTGCCAAACGCAGCTTTTAGTTCTGAACTACATTACTATTATCGCCCTGAAAGTCTCACAGCCAGCACTTTTGAGCTTACTTTGTCGAGTGTAAGTGGGACCTTTGCAAATACAGAAACGATCACTGGTGGGACTAGCGGTGCAACTACAACGATAAATTCAGGGGGTGGTGGTTCTGTATTAACTGTGGTGATTCCTAGCGCAGATTTTACTGTTGGCGAAACAGTAACAGGAGCCACTAGCTCTGCCACTGGCACGGTGGTTTCTACTAGCGCAGATACTCGAAAAACATTCCTTAGTGAAAATGCTCCGAATACTATGCTCTATGGGTGTCTTGTTGAAGCATACACTTATATGAAGGGCGAAAAAGATATTATGGATTTATATAACGGCCGATTTATAGAGTCACTTGGCCGAATTAAAGATTTAGCTGAGGCTAGGGAAAACACAGATGCGTATAGAACAGGTTTACCTACGAGACCTCGCACATGAACATTGCGATTGTTGGGCTTGGTGGTAGTTATTCTGACTATATAGCTGCTCGGGTTGCTTCTCACGAGTTTGATGAAGTGTGGGGTATTAATTGTATCGGAGGCATCATTCACGTTGATAAGACGTTTATGATGGATCCAGTCTCTAGGTTTTTAGATACTGAAAATGCGGGAACACAAACAGGAATAGCTCGTAAGTTTTTAAAAGAAAATAAGAAACCGATTATTACTTGTCAACTCGACAAGCGAGTAAAAAATTTAGAATTATACCCGCTAAAAGAAATAGCTACAGATTTAGGTTTTTGTTATTTCAATAACACTGTAGCTTATGCCGTCGCTTACGCGATATGGCAAAAAGCCACAAAGATTTGTATGTATGGCATAGACTACACTTATAAAAACGTGAGCATGGCTGAGGCAGGGCGAGCTTGTGTAGAGTTTTGGTGTGCTATCGCAGTATGTAAGGGCATAAAAATAGAGGTGGCGAGCAGGTCTAGTCTTTTAGATACGAATGTGCCAGACAATGAAAAATTGTATGGTTACCACAGATTAGAGGATCCTCTGGTACAGACTGTGGAAAATGGTAGCTTGTTGATTACTAAACAATCAGAGTATGAACCTCCTGAGCCGCTAGAATCTGACCCTATTGTTTTTGGGAGGCATGACAATGTTTGAAGTAAATATCGCTAGTGTAGGCGCAGTGAGTGTAATTACATCTGATAATGGCGGTTTATCAAATGATCAAATAGCGGACATGGCTGCAAATAAAATCATTTACATCGCCGATGAAGCCCCAGAGCCTATACGTCTACAAGCAGAAGTTTTTAAAGATAGGGTCAGAAATCTAGTGCAATACTATGTAGAGTTGGCGAGAAAAGAAGAACGTGCTACTATTTGCGCCAAGGTTCGTGAGGCAGGTCAACATGAACTGGCTGATGCTATTGGGAGGTTATGATGGCTATTGCTCAAGCGATGTGTACAGCATTTAAACAAGAGTTGATGCTTGGTACCCATAATTTTGCGACTAACGGGAATGCGTTTAAACTCGCTCTTTATGCGGAAAGTAGCGGGGGTAAATCAAGCACCACTGCAACATTAGGTGCATCTACGACCGCGTTTACTACCACGGGAGAGGTGGCTTCAAGTGGCACTTACGCCACAGGGGGAGGCACTCTCACCAAAATAGCACCGACAACATCTGGCACTACAGCATTTACTGATTTTGCAGATTTGAGTTTTACCACAGCTACAATTACTGCGATGGGTGCGTTGATTTATAATAGCACAAACAGTAACAAAGCTGTTGCTGTGCTGGACTTTACGTCCAATAAAACATCAACTTCAGGCACTTTTACGGTTCAGTTCCCCACAGCAGATGCTAGTAACGCCATTATCCGTATAGCATAATGGAGTAGTACTTTGGCAAACATCACGGGCTGGGGACGCGGTACTTGGGGTCAAGGTGCTTGGAACCAAGCCATACCCGTCGTTGTCACTGGTGTTGCTGGAACCACAGCTTTAGGCTCTGAATCTGTCGCGGCGTCTGCATTAGTAACGGTAACAGGCGTTGCCGCCACCTCTGCTTTAGGCTCTGAATCTGTTGTAGCATCTGCCGTAGTCGCCCCAACGGGTGCGGCTGCAACAGGAGCAGTCGGCTCTGCTACCTTAACAGGCACCGCTCTCGTATCTCCCACAAATGTTGTAGGCACCACCGCAGTCGGTGATGAACAGACTAATTGTGCTGCAAATGTAGCTGGAGTTGGTGTTTCAGCTACAGTCAGTTTTGGTGATGAGTCTGTTACGGCAGGCGCAACCGTAGCTGTTACGGGTGCGGCTGGCACAGGATCAGTAGGCTCTGCAACAATTACAGGGTCTTCTTTACTTTCTGTGACTGGTGTAAGTGGTACTGGACAAGCTACTACTGTCCCCACCATAGAGTCAACATATGCCTTCACGGGGGTTGCAGGAACTGGAAATATTGGTATAGTTCAAATCTACACGAGTATTGTGCCTAGCCAGACTCCAAATTGGACAGAAGTAGAAGCAGCTTCTCCATCATGGTCTGAAGAGACACCCTCGCAGAATCCTGATTGGACAGAGATAGCGGCGTAGG